TCTGGCTTAGTTGCCATAAAGCAATCCTTTAAATTGTGTGCAGTTACTTACCTAATATCTTACTTGCTGCACCTGGTCCAAATATTTTATCAAACTGTTGTGTTGCTACGTCACGATCTTTTCTAGATTTTAACGCATTAATTGCGTCTGCGGTAGGTACTGGATAACTTATTGGAGGAGGAACTGGGGTTTTTCCTCCAGGCGTAGGAACAACCACTGGTTTTTCATCAATTGCCAATGTTTTACCCAAAAGTTCCAATCCTTCTTTAGGCATAACCCGTTTAGCTTCTAACTCAGCTGCACGGTTAAATCCAGCTGGGTCTTTACGATATAACTGATTAAACGGATCTTGTTTGAGCATCTTGTCTTTAACATCATCCAAAGTGTCTTTCCACAAGGTTGCGTACTTAAGACGTAAATTAGAATCCTTAGTAGCTGCCGCTAAACCAGCAGTGGCTGCAGCGTTACGCATACCAATTTCTTTGGTATCCATTTGACCTAATGAGGTAGTAAGAGCATTTTGCAGTGCAACATCTCTGCCAAACTTAGAGGCTTCCCTTTTTTCAACTTGACCTGATAACGCTCTCTTCAAATCTGCTTCACTTGCTTTACCTTTTGCGTAAGTTCCAAGCCCAGCTTCACCAGCTTCGCCTAGTTCAGCAAGAAAATTGCCACGTTTTAATGGATCAGAACTTCCTTTCATCATAGCAAATCCAGCATTAGTTAAGGCTGCATATGGATTCATACGGGCGCTTTCAGTTAATGATTTGCGAATTTCTTCCTCTGAAGCCTTAGATTCTTTAAATGGATCTTGGTCTTCAAACAAGCGCTTAAACATTGCACTTTCTCTTTCTTGCAACATTCTTCTACGTTCTGCCGTGGCATCAGATAGTTTTGGATCTTTTAGGTTTACTATCCCTCTATCAGCAAAAGCGACAATACCGCCTCCTGCACCAGCTGCCATTTCATCTGGAACCATATCACCAGTACCAATTGAGGCAATACCTGAACGACCTAAAGCTGGAGCCATAATTTGCTCTGATTCTGGGTTCATAGCCATTCTGCGATGCAACATTAATAGCTTTTCAATCTCAGCTGCCGTCATAGGATCAGTAGTTGGATTGTTTAACATTTCTGTTAATTCTTTATCAGTCATCAGAGAGATGTCTCCACCACCTGCATACGTTAAACCGCCATCTTTGTATGCTTTGGCAGACATCAATCCGCCTTCTTTTCCAGTTGGAGCGCCTTTAAAACCACCAGACATACCGTAGATACCTAAAGCAGACATGCCTAGACCGCCTAATTGGGATGCTGCATTAGGAGGAGCAGAGTAAATTGACTGAGACTGTTGTGACAATGGTATGCCACGGGTCATATCTGACATAAACGCCAGTTGTTGGTACGGATAGTTCTTCTGTTTAAGGAAGTCTTGGTAAGCAGTATCCAGCCCTTGTTGAGCTTGTGCCTGTTGAATTGCTCCAACATTTTGCTGGGCTTGGTTAATTCCCATTTGTTGACCATACTGGGTTTGACCTAGCTGACCTAATGTGCCAGCCGCTTGATTAGCCTGTGATAAACCTTGCAATCTACCTTGTAAACCTTGAAGACCTAAACCAGCACCAAACTGTTGAGCTTGTTGAGCAGCTTGGAAAGCGTTTTGATAACCAGATCCAATGGCTGCGTTCATAGCCATATTCTTATTACGCTCGTTTTCAGATTGCATTAAAGCCTGACGATTACCACCAAAAGCCCCTTGACCTACGGCAGCTTTTCTTTCTTGTAATCCAGTAATACCATATTGGCGATTCATTTCAGCTAACTGTGGCTGCAATGCGTTCTGAATGTAAGGGGACATATACGCTTGTTGAGCGTATGGATTAGTGGCTTGGTTAGCATATTGCTGCCCAACTTGACCAATCTCACCAGCCGTTCCAAGCGAACCTAGTCCAGAAGCAGCAGCTAAACCACTTCCTTGCCCTATTTGAGGAGCTGCTTGCATATTTGCAACATTACCAAATGCCTGTTGTTGCATTGGTGAAAATTCAGCAATACGTTGACCTGAATAGGCTTGGTATGGGTTTTTATCAATATCAGTTAAAGCCTCAGTTTTGCCAAGCATATTCTCAACATATGGGCGAGCGTATTCTGGAATACTTGTATTCCCTGCGGATACTTGTTGTGGTGCGCCACCACCGCCTTTACCGCCCTCAAGGGTCATTCCACCAGCGCCAAAACCACGACCTAAGCGTGGGGAGAAAGCCTGTTCAGGCAACATTGAATCTAGTGTATATCTCATTTTTTGCGTTCCTTAATCCATCTACAGTCAGCTTTATTCATTTCAAAAACTACAAGATCGCCACCACTATCGTGCATTTCTGCAAATCGTATGGCCTCTTTAAATCCTAACTTTTGGTCATATTCCATAGCTCTAACGTTATTACTATCTACAAGACCAAACACCTTTTCTAATTTGCAATGATTAAATGGGTAATCAAACGCACAAAATAGTAACTTTTTTGGGGTATAACCACCTTTAAGATTAACCATGTGCATTTGGCATGTCTTTCCTATAAAAGCTGTATAACCTATAACCCATTCAATTTTATTCTCTTCATCTACCCAAAACAATGCTTGTAAATCGCCACAGGGCTGAACACCAACTTCTCTAAGCAATATATCTGATGCAATTTGCTTGGCTTCATATGACTGGGCGCTTTGTATCATTTATGCTAGTAAGTGCTTTTTAGCCTTTGTATCTTTTGCTATGTTCTTTTTACCAATGGTCTTTTTACGACCAGCCTGAATACGGTCCATCATGGCATATAAGCGTTTAGCCCCAGCATCCGTAGAACCATTACCTATTTCAGATACGATACGGGCTGGAATAACAAACTCTCCGTCCGCTAATCTGGCTGGCTGCTTTCCTGCAATCGTAGCTGGAATGTCATCAGATACGCCATCGCCTGGACCTCTAAGTAAACGACCACCATCTGAGTAATCACCCAAATCAGCAATACCGCCATTAGCCATCATTACGCCAGTATAAGGATTAGTCTTGGCGTCATAGTCGGAACGAATAACTTCTGCAGAAGCTGGCATCTGAGTAGGGGTAGCAAAGTTAGTATGCTCTTGCTGGCTTAATGGAAACATATTTCCTTGGCCACCCATAACATTTTGAGACATACGCTCAACTGGACCGCCCATAGCCATTAATCCACCAGTAGCGGCAGTTACAGGAACATTAGGGTTTACAGTGCCTGTTTTAGCTGAATAAGGAGTTAAAGCTGTATATTTTTGGTCAAAATAGTTGCGCTCTCTAGTATCCAAAATAGGCATACCAGCTGCATCATATTGTGCTGTTGCGTAAGGAGATGGGTAGTTTCCTGTTGCTGCAGTTGGATTTGAAGAAAACTCATAAGGTCGAATCATGCCAGGGTCTGCTGGACCACCAGCGCCAGGTTTTTTATTGCCCAATAATTGCATTGCAGTAGTTCCAGCTAAACCGTAACCAAGCATATTCATTCCGCTTGTTGTTGCTACTTTTTTTGCTGCTTCTTGTGCTGCTAATTTTGCTGCTTCATTAGCTGCATTTGCCTCTATCATTCCAGCCGTAGTTTCACCGCCAGCTATAGCTGCTTCTGCTGCTGCTGTTTGTGCTGCAGTTAAAGCTGGGGTTGTAGTACTAACTGTAGATGCCGCTGCGCCAGTTGCACCAAGACCAGTTGCACCAGGAGCAACCGCAGGAGCAGCATAAGCAGCGCCCAATCCACCAGCAGCACCGCCAATAAGACCGCCAGTAAGCATACTGTTAAGAATATCGCCATCACCAGTAACAGCGCTATATAAACCGCCAATACCAGCCCCAAGAAGAGCGCCACCAGCTAAACCAGCTGCAACGCCAGATAATCCAAATACTGCTGCGCCTGTAGCGGAAGCAACAACTGCCATATTATTCTCCTTCCAGCATTGGCTGGGTATTATCAACTAGCATATTTTCCAATACGTCTATATCTGTTTCATCGGTAGCTAGGATATTCTGAAATACCGTTGTTTCTAGGATATAAGCTACTTTTCGTCCTGCACTGCCAACAAATGTCATTGGGGCTACAAGTTCTTTTTGATTGCCTTCTGCGTCCACAATAATCATTCTGCCCTGCAACATAACGCACATATGGTCTTTTTTGTGTGGTTTGCCAATAACAACTGCACCAGCTGGCATGGTTACTTCTCTAATATAAATACTAGGCCCAAAGTAGTGCTTTGTCTGGCAATCTACTTGTGGCATTTGTTGAACTTGTGCAAGCAATTTCTCTACCTTTTCAGCTATAGGTATATTGAGATCTTGTTGAACAGCTAAGTCTGTCATATTGTGGCTTTAAGTTTGTACTTAGGGTTATCTGACTCTTCTACTTTTGCGCCTAATTTAACCAACATTTGCGTAGTAATAGGGGCTGGCAAAGTATCGTATACAGTCTTAACACCTTGATCTTTAAGGTATTTAAAGAAATATTGCATATCATCTACCAAATCTTTCATTGTTCCAACTGTAAAGAAATGGATTTGAGCAACACTATTTCCCAAAGGTTTGTATCCCATAACAGAACTTTCAAATGGAATTAACTCTAATCCTTGGTCAATTTCTTTTTTTAGGTTAACCATGCCTTGTTTTACGTCAACGCCAAGATTTCTAAAGTAATGTTCAAAAACCTTCATTATTTGGGTTTGTTCAATTTGGCTATTTGCAGCAGCTAAACCACCTTTTGCAAAGCGTTGAGGCTGCATACCTGGTAATCCTGCAGGAGCCATAGCTGGTTGCATTGGAGCCATTGGTATAGGCGCACCCTGACCGCCAGACTGTTTAGCCAGCGTTTGGGCTTGGTATTGTTCGGTGGGAACTAAGCTGTCAAAAAATCCCATTTATGCCTCACAAGTTTGATTATGTTGAAGTTTATCATGTTGTTATACAGTTGTAACTGTTACAGTTCCTATTCTACCTACCGCTTTTACACCAGTAACTGAGACAAAAATAGGTACTTTTACGTTTCCAGTTGCATCTACCCAATTTGTGCCATTCCACCAAAGAGGGATGTTAAGACCAGGGCTGGTATCAAAGTACATTTGCCCAATATGAAGGTTCACCCCAGGGCGCTCTGCCGTAGTACCTGATATTGGCTGGGCTGTAAATCCTGTAAAAGTATCTATCTGGTTAAAGTAAAGGCGTAGGGCATTATTAAGCTGGTCTTGATAGCGCTGGTCATAATCTACTGGGGCAATTAATAGATTGGGCGCTTTAGAAGGACGTAAGCTAATAGCCATTAACGTTTTCCGTCAGGTCTAATATCAATACGAGGGCTACCCAACTGCCAAGCTGTACCTAGTCCAGTAGATTCAATACGGAAAGCTAATTGGCGACCACGAAGACGGGTATATACCTGACCAGTAAACTCTTGGACGTTATACACCGCAGAAACACCATAATTATCAGCACTGATTACGGTAGGACTATTTGACTGCCCATATGCAGAACCTGAGTTTTGACGAGGTCTAACAGTCATAGTTACTTCTGGATTATTAACATTTGAGCCGTTAAAGTTTACGTCAGGCAAGATGCGCCATACAAATCCAAAGTTATGACCATCGCCAATATCAAAGTCAGAAGACTGGACATAAGAATTAATAGGTACTGGGGCTATGCCAGACACATCATCAACTGCTGATTCTTGAAACAACATGCGAGAGTTGTAATCTGCTGCCATTGGGTAAGGGCGAATACCAGAATCCAACCAAGCAGTTCTTGCCATAGAGCCGTAATACCATACTCGGTCAAGATAGTTATAAATGACGTATTTGTCTATTGAATTAGAGTTTGTTGAGCAATAGAACCACCAAACCTCGTTGTATCCTTCATTACCACCCGAAAATACTTGGAACGCTTGGTCTTTATTAATATCAGCAAAAATGTACTGACGTAATGAACAAGGTAATGTTTCTACTCGTCCAGAGTACATATAGAACTTATCTGTACCCATCCAATAAGTAACG